CACGGCCCGCTACTACCTCAAACCGGATATCACGGCTTTGCGAGACGCGCAACGCCTCTGGGAACGAGCCCTAATAGCCTGAACGGGATTCCCTAACCCGAATGCCGTATATTCTGTGCGGAGGCCATACCGTCACCACGAAGGATGACGGCACATTCTACATCAACGTCCAATCCCCAAACGGGAAGAAAGCCGATTACGCGGCCTACACGATTGGGCCGTTCGGCACTGGTTTCGGCCAGGCCGGCGAGTACACCGCACAACGTTGGGATACCAGCGACGTAAACCAGATACGCTTCCGCCTGTGGAACACCAAAGACAACCGCTGGTGCGGGAGGGTCGCGATATTCGGAAGCTGGATCGCAATCTGGAACAGGCAATAGTTTTCCCTAACCCCTGTCACGGGCCGGGTCAAGATGCCGTATTCCGATAGGTATATCACTCTGGTTCGTGTCGGCCGTATCGTCACCGCCTGCGCGTACATCACGCTGACAAGCAATTTCAATCAGGTCGGCAACGTGTCCGTCAACGAGACAATCCCGGAGGGTTTCAGACCGTCCGGCGATTCCCGCGCGATCATGCGCGGCACCGACAACAGCGGCGCGACCAGTTTCTACCTTTACGGCACCGCAGACGGGAAAATGGTGTTGAACGGAACCGGATCTACCAGCCGATTCGTCGGTATATCCGGCTGTTGGATTACCGCGTAGCTTTCCCTAACCCAGCGTTCCACGACATGGAGGGTCCCCTACAGCAACAACAGTATTTCGCTGACGCGCGTGGGTGATATCTGCTTCGCGGGCGGCAACGTGAAATTCAACCAGAACGGCGAGAACAACTACACACAGGCGCGGGAGACCATACCCGTGGGGTATCGTCCAGCGGAAACGTCGAACGTTCCCATCGCCGTGTTCGGCGGCAACACCACGTTCATCCTCTACGGCGAGCATACGGGCCGTGTGGTCATGCTCGGCAATCCGAACAGCGCGTACGCGGGATGCACCGGCGTATGGAGGACCGCCGACCCGATGCCCGCCGCATAGCTTCGGGACACTGGCTCAGGCGGTTGCACTGTCTTGCAGTGACCCCACGGGTCATAGCGCGTATGAGACGGTCATGCCGAACGCGTTCGTGCCCTGCGTGCCGCCCTGATTGGCGTAGGTCATGGTTCCGTTCGCGTTTACGTTGATGATCTTCTGGTTCGCGCCGTCGCGTCCGCCGTAGGAGAAGTTCAAGTCCATCGGGGGACGCCAGCTTTCAGGCAGGGTTCCGAAATTGCCGGTGTTCCACGAGCCGGACGCCGACGACTTCCAGTCGATGCGCAACGTGACGAGCGAGCCGCGACGGTAGCCTTTGACGGTACCGTAAGTGGAGTTAATCAGCGTCAGCACTTCGGTCTGGGTTAGGGAATCCCACACGTCGCTCATCGGCTTCAACACGTTGAACAATGCGACTGGTGTGCCGATGGTGATACCGTCCAACGGGATGCGGTACAAGGGCATGTCGTAGGTGGTGCCCCCGTCCAACGGGCTGGTCGTGTTCAACGCCGGGTCCGTGGGCGTGCCCGTGGTGGGCGTGCCCCTGACCACGACCAGTTTCGCGCTCTCGATGTTCTGCGAGCCCTTCGCATAGCGGCATACGATCAGGTCGTTGCGTTTCTGACCCTGCGACCCGTTGGTGACGATCAGGTCCTCGGGCGTGCCTTGGCTGACGTGACGCCCCTGCATGACCAGCTCGCCCGTACCGACGGTCACCTTGTTCGCGGAGACGACGGTGATTTCGAACTTGTCGTGCACGTCGAGCACGTAGTCGTCCAGGCCGAGGATTCCGGCGTTCAATCCTGCGGCCTGTTCGGCGGTGGCGTGAGCCTTGTTCGCATGTCCGGTGACGAGTTCAGCCATTCTGCTTGCCTCCGTTCTGCATCCACGAGTCCATCGCGTTGTCGAAGTCCTTCATTTTGTTCGTCCACTCGCCGAAGCAGTTCGCGCAGAGCAAATGGTTTTCGAACTCGTTCTGCGCGTTGAGACGGCGGGTGTTCCACCAGTCCTTCATGCCGGCAGGGTCTTCCTCGCTCGTGTACCAGCCGGTCTTGCCGCACCGGTCGCATTGCATGACAATCGCATTGTCGATACGCGCCATAATGGCTCCCTTCCTTATTCGGCCTCGTAATCGACGCTCAGCACGCCGTCGGAGACCTTGACGATTTTCTTGCTGATAGTCGCGTTGACGGTGATGCCTGTGAGATTGTCACGTGCGGTCACGGTGTCGCCAACGTCGAACACCACGTTCGCGTCGTCGCGGACGGTGACCTTCACATCGCCCTCGGATTGCAGATCCTGCAATTTTTCTTTGGTCTTGGTGTTGAGTTCGGCGGTCTCGGCATTCGAATAGTCGTAGACCTGCGTTATCTCGTCCACGCCTTTGAGCGATTGGGTCTGGCTGACGTTGCCTTTCGCGTCCGCGTACCAGTGGACGACCACGCGGGCCGCCAAATCGCCCTTGCCCAAACCGATCAGGTGATTCGGCTTCCTCCACGTGCGCGTCGCGTCGAAATCGATGAGGTCACTGTCAATCGAATCGCCGTAATGCGCAACCGGCTCAGCCCAAATGTTGACCCGGCCGGACGCATAGGCGAGCCTGAGTTTCAGTCCGTTGGCCTCGCACATCTTCCTCAAACCCGTATAGCAGTCCGTGTACCGGTCGAACTGGTATTGCTTGATGGTCTGCGCGCCGGCAGTGGGCGAGTCCACCGCGTCGAACACGCCGTCAAGGCCGACGCGACTGATGAGCGAGCCGATGACCGTGCTGGCCGTGCCGCTCACGGTGAGATAATCCTTGCCCCTATCAGGCTCCAAAATCTTGTTCGCCAACATGCCGTGCCACGTGCGACCGCCGTAGGTGAGGGTGCTGCGGCCGTCCTTCAGCGAGTCCTTCAGGGAATCCACGACGCCACCGCACTCGCCGCCGTCGAAATACACGTAGCTACCGGCATCGATGAGCCTGTCCACGGTCAGTTCGAAATCGTTCTCGTCCGCGCCCCACGCGGCGTCGAGCGTGAAGCCCTCAAGGCTGGCTTGGTCCACGTGGCTCGCATCGGTGACGATCAGTTCCACCATGGTGGCTCGCTTTCCTCCTGATAGACGGTCAAATCGACGCCGAAGCCGCTCCACTGCACGATGGAATCGCCAGCCGGTATCGGCTGGAAGATGTATTCGCCCCCGTTGAGACCGGTTCCGCGCCGGCCCTTGTCGAACACGTTGGTCTCGTCGCCGTTCTCGGCGGTCATGACGATGGTGCGACGGCCTGCAATCGAGGTGACGGTCACGTAGGAGCCCGAGGGTATGTCCATGTCGAGCGCGTACATGTTGCCGCCCAACGTGAGTTGCGGGTTCGACACCGGCCCGAATATCACCATCTGGAACGGCATGGCAGTGGGCATGGGATTCGAGGCCACCGCGTTCCTCGTGGTCGCCAGATAATCATGCGGATAATCATGCGGATAGTCGAGGTCCAGTCCGGGCGTGAGCGCGTCGCTCCAGAAGTGCTGCGATTCCCCGGCCTTACGCCAGATGCCGTCAAGCATGACCACGGTGAGCTTCTGCTGGATTATCACCGGCGTGATGGTCTGCGGCTCCGCCTTGACCACGTAGGCGCGAGTCGTCCAGCCGTCAGCATCAAACATGCCCGGCGTTCCTGCGGCAACGTCGGCATCGAACAGGCGGCGCGTCGAATCCACCTTCTCGGGGCAGCGGACATAGGTTAGGTCAAGCTCGGCCTCGCGCGCCGTACGACTTACTCCGGTCAGACTCCGGTATCCGATGGTGTACGACCATTCGCGACCGCGCAGCCCATCCGCCGTCTGGGCCCAGGTATCGGGCCCTTCCAGTGGGATCGTCTCACCGGTCGAGGCGCATATATAACTAAGCGATCGCATTGCGTATCACCCTTCCGAGTTCACGACCATCCACCTCGATGCCAAGCTTCTCCATAATCAGTGGCATATCCGCGTGCAGCGCGCGCAGTTCCGACAGGAGTTCGCCGAGCAGTTCGCCAGATAACGGTTCGCCGCCAGTCGAGACGGAGGCTCTGGTCGGGCTCAGACCGTAGCCGGTGGCTACATCGGGAGTCGTGAACCGTGTGGAGGCGATGTCCGAGGCCATGCCGTTCATGCTGGACATGACGGCGGCTTGGCTGTTGCTGATGCCCTGGGCGAGACCGAGACCGATGTTCCGACCTATCTGGTCACGGAACAAGCGTGACGGCGAGTGGATGCCGAGAAAGTTCTTCACGCCGGAGATGGCATCTTTCACGCCGTCGAGAATGGCGCTGCCAACTTTGCCGATGCTGCCCGTGATGCCGCTGATAATGCCATGCACGATCTGCGAGCCGATGGACACCATGCGTCCCGGTATGGATGCAAGCGTGTTGACCAGATTGCTCAGGAACTGCTGGCCCGCGCGAAGCGCGCCGGATGCCATGCTGCTGGCGAACGAGCCGACCGCGCTTATCGCGCCGGAAAGCCCGGCACCGATGCGTCCGGGCACCTGCGAGATGTAGGAGCCGAGGTTCGCGAGAAACTGCTGGCCCGCAGAAATCGCCTGAGAGCCGAGCTGCGCGGCCCACAGCACCACGAACGTGATGCCATAGGCGAGCCAGTAGGCTATCGTCGCCGGAAGATTCGTGAGGAAGTTCGCTATGTTCGAGACGAACTGCTGTCCCGCCTGCAACGCCGACTGGCCGAAGCTCACCGCCCACGTGCCAATCGACGTAATCAGGTTCGACAACGCCGTCCCGATCGCGGAAGGCAGTTGCTGGAACCATTGAATGACAGACTGGATCGCGTTCGGGATTGTCTGCGTGAAGAAGTTGGCGATGTTCTGGCCGAGACTCGTGACGAACGAAACCACCGACTGCCATGCGGATGAGAGGAACGAGGTGAACGAGGCCCACGCCTTGCGGCCCGTCTCGGTCTGCGTGAAGAACCAGACGAGCGCGGCCACGAGCGCGCCTATCGCGGTGACAACGAGAACAATTGGGTTTGCGTTCATTGCCGCGTTGAGAACCCATTGTCCGGCTGCGGCGATTTTCGCCGCCACGTCGAACGATTTCAATGCGGTGACGGCTGCGGATATGAGGCTCGCCGTCTTGAACGCTGCGAAACCACCTGCGATGCCAGCGATGACGGTTCGTATCGCATCGCCGTGTTCGCTCGCCCAATCACCGAGCGACTGCAATGTGGACGCGAGTTTTTCGACAAATGGGGCGGCGGCGTTGAAGGCGTCGCCCACAAGCTGGCCGATGGAGGCTGCGGCGCCACCGTTCTGACCGACCGCAAGGAAACCGGTTACTGCGTCTGCCAATCCCTGACCGAGCTGCGTGAGCCCCTTCCAGAGTTCGCTGAGCGACGCGAGGAACGCCTGCACTCCGCCGCTGTCGGAAAGCGTGCCGATGAAGATGCTCACGTTGCGGGTAAGCGCGATCCACCAGTTGACGAGAGGGGAGATGATGTTGTTCAATCCTGTGAGGAAGTTCTGCAAGCCACCGCCATTCGTGACGACATCGAGCAGACTCCCGCCGAACGCCTGCGCGTTCGACGCCAGACCTTTCAGATACACTCCGAGCTGGCCGAAATCGGACTGCCAGATCGACACAAGCGGCTGCGCGGCCTGCGCCGCCTTGCCGAACCAGCCTTTCACGCCGGTGACCATGCCCGCCGCCGCGTCGCCGATTTTGCCGAACTGGGAGCTGAACCTGTTGATCGCGCCGGCGATGTTCTCCACTCCGACGGCATCGATGACCTTCTGCACGGCCTTGGCGACACGGTTCTGCACGTTCTCCATGGCCGTGCCGATGCCCTGAGTCGCGTCCTTGGCCTGCTGGGCGAACGAGGCGTATTTGCCGAAACCGTTCTGGTTCAGTTCCATGACCTTCTTGTTGAAATCATCGAAACTGATTGACCCGTTTTTCATGGCCTCATACAGGTCGTTTGAGTTCTTCCCTGCGCCCAGCATGGCCTCGGCGACCTGATTGAGCTGGCCCGGCATCGCGGCCTGAATCGAACGCCATGCCTGCATGTCCACCTTGCCGGCGGAGAGCATCTGCGTGTACTGGGTGAGCGCGTTCTCCTGCTCCATGGTCGAAGCGCCGCCGGCGAGCATGGCGTTGTTGAACGCCAAAGCGATGTCGGTGGCCTCGTCGAGGTTCGAGGTCAGTGGGGCGAGCTGCTGGACCATGCCGGTCATGGCCGAGCTGGTGGTGGGCAGACCGTCGAGCGCGTCACTGATCTTCTTGATGCTCGCGGCCGCATCGGTGGCCGAATATCCGAGGTTCTTCATGACCTTCGGGAAGTTGTTCATCTGGTCGACGCGGTCAACTGCGGAACCAAGGCTGGACGTGACGACGGACGTGACCTTGCTGAACACGCTGGACGTGATGCCGGCCACGGCTCCGACCTTGGAGGCGAATCCGACGGACAGTCCCTTGCCGATGCTCTGTCCGGTCTTACTGCCGGTGGTTTTGGATGCGTCGCCGAACGCTTTTTCAATGGCCTTGCCGACGCCATCCATGGAGGGCACGATGGGCACATATGCGGTGGCGAGATTATAGGCCATTGTTTCGCCTTCCTCTGTTCGGTTATGGTTGTCCGGTCTGCGGCCGGTTCTCCACACGGTTCACGGTCGTGAACCGTTGGCTCATGAATCGGTCGAGCTGTTCGACGCTCATGCCAACGGCCTTGATGGTGCGCGTGCGACGGATGGTGTTGCCATCGGGTTCTGGGTTCTCTGATCCGGCTTCCATGGCCGGGCCGGTTGCTTCCGGCGTGGCGTGGTGTTGGCCGGGGCGTGGCAGCGGCCGGGGTTGCGGGCCGCGTTCCTCGGGTCGCCGTTTGCCCAGATCCACTGGTTCATCTGTTCGATGCGCAGCACGGCCAGATACTGGTCGAACGTCCACGCGCGCGGCGTGTCCAACGTCTGCCAGACGAGTGAGCCTGCGGGGAGGTTCGCGGCCAGTGCGGCCGTCTCCGACGGGTCCAGGTCGTGCATGCCGAGCCCGTACTCCCTTCTCATGTCCGCCGCCAACTGGTCGGGGCAGCGGTCGAGCAGGAGCACGAGCGTCATGAGTTTGGGAAAGCCTTACCCATCTCCTCGAACAGCTCGGTCAGGAAGGTGCCCATGGTTTCGCCGTCGATGCGCCCGTCTGCGCCTCGCAATCCGTTCTTGACCTTGTCGTATGAGTCGCCTAACAATCGGCGTAGGAACGGGATGATCTGCAAGGCGTTGCCCTTCGGATCGGCCTGAAGGTCATAGAGCGATTCCATGAACTCCCAATCGTCCAAAACCTTCGGGTCGATATCGATATCGATTCCACGGACGTTGGCACGGCGAACCGTATTCTTGGACTGCTTGTGGTCCTGTGGTCGTCCTGCAATCTGGCTGACATTGGCGCGGCGGTGGTTTCGGTTGCGTGACATTGACGTTCTCCTCGAAGAAAAAAATCTCTCCTTGACGGTTAAAAAAGAATTCCCCTCGCGGCAAGGAGAGAATGAAGGAATCCGCGAGGGGACGTGTTGGCTAGTCGAGCCGGTGGATGCGCGGGGTCAGGTCGATGTCCACGGTCTTCCCTTCGGCGACGAACACGTTGACGGTGTAGGTGCCTGTTTCGAGCTTGGCGGACGGATTGCCCAGTGAGTCGTGACCGCTGATACTGCCGCCGAACTGGGTTCCGTAATTCCAGCCGTTGCTGTTGTCGCACGTGAGCATGTAGGTGCCCGCGTCCAGTCGCACGGATACGTTGATTTGCGCCCACGCGGTCGCCGTGCCCTTCACGTGCACGGTGTGCCCGTCCCTGCTGGTGAACGTGACGCCGTTCATGGTATAGGGCAACAGGGAAGCGAACGAGGGCACGAGGTTCGCTAGCTCATAGCCCCCTCCCCCTTAAGGCTTGTGTTGTCGGGTCGCATCCACTCGTGCGCGGTAGTACCGTATTCCAACTGGATTCGGAGGTCGCCGTCCTTCGCGGTGGGCGTGGCCTCGGCGGAGATGATGTTGAGGAACAGGCTGACGGTGCCGGCAGGGATTGCCATGACACTGTTACCCAAGTTCATTTGGTCTCCCAGTTGCTGCCCCTTGGCGTCGAGGCACTTGATGTTGAAGTTCAAACCGGCGATACTAGTGCCGCTGAGTTTCACGGTGCCATGTACCGGGCATGGGAACGTCCACGACAGGCCACGCCATTGACCGGTGGCGGTGCCGGTGACATGCAATGACCCGTCAGTGTTGACGGTGGCGGTCAACCCGTTGCCCTCGGCGGGACCGTAGGCGAGCAGGTTACGGGATTTGACCGTGACCGGCACCTTTTTGCTGATGTTCGGATTGGTTGTCGACTTGATGGTGATTGTGGTGGTTCCGGGTTCCACACCGGTGACGCTTACCCCACCACTAAATACTTCATCAGCCATGGTTCACTCCTTTTCGAGAGATCGATGCGATGGACTTGTCAGCGACAGTCGCGGTCACCGTCTGGTCCGCGCCCTCCGGCAGCACCTTGACGTCGAGGCCCGCGGTCTCGCCGACCCTGAGTGTCAACGACTCGGGCGTGACCTGGATGCCGGTGGGTTTGGACGGCAGCGGGGCCGGCAGCACGGCCTCGCCCTTCGCACGCGCATACGAGCCATTGACCGTGCAATCCACAACAGTGACCACCTGACCGGTCTTGCCGTTTACCTGACCGTCCAAGGGGAACACGGTCCAACCGAACGCGAGGTCTACCACCGTGGCGCTTTCAACAACCGGTTTCGCGTCCGCGCTGGTTATCTTGTATCGACGCTGAAGGCCGGATGCTGGAGCCTCCGACACATTGACCTGCTGGCCCCCTTCACGGGCCGAGACAGTCACAGTCAGAGGCGTCAGCCTTTTGGGATGCCGATATATTCGATGGAGGTGACGCCATCTCCCATGTCGTTCGCGGCCACCGTCATGTCATAGCCGAGCACGTCGCTCGAATGCATCTGGCGGTCGCCGAACTCGGAACGGGTTGCGGAACCGATGACGGTACGGTCCTTCACGTTGCCGGTTGCAACGATCTCGAACACGAGCGAGACCGGTGTATCGTCGGGCATCTGATGCTTGATGACCATGCTCTTGTCCTTGCCGGTCACCGCGTCGTTGCCGTAGCGCATCTGCGCCGCTGCCTTGCGCAGGAACTCGATGAGCACGAACTGGTAGCTTTCGGAGTAGCTGGAGATGACCTTCATCACGGTCGTACCGTTCGCGTCCTTGACTTCGGCGGTGTCGGTGTCGGTCGTGTTGGTGATGCCGTCCTCCGACAGGTAGCCGATGAGCTGGAAAGCGGGGTCGAGTGCGCTTTCCGAATCGGTGGGCAATGCGGTGCCGACGGGTGCCGCGTACGCGTAGCCGCCGACCTTGAACTTGCCGAACGACACGTTTGTGGAATCGTTCTTCGTTGTTGTTTCATTAGCCATGATTAGGCCCTTTCTGGAAATGATGCTCATTCGTCGGTCTTGACGGTGAGCTGGATGAGTATCTGGTAGCGTGGCCGTCCGTCCGGCATGGGGAAGTCGGTCAGGCCGGTGATGTCCCAATCGGCCACCTCGGGCAGTTCAACGATGCGTTTCAACCGTGGCAGCACGAGACGCTGTGCCACGTCCGAAGCCTCCCAGCGTGAAGCGGCCCACACCTGCACAGCGATCAATGGTCTCGACACGAACCGGCCTTCCGAACCTCCCGTGCGTTCCACGGTGACGAACGGGATACGGTTCGTGGCGCTGGATTCGGCGGGAACCTCGAAGCTCGCGGGATAATCCTTGAGTTCGGGTGCCGCGTTGAGCCAGTCCATGACCAGCTTCTCCGCGTTCATCAGCCGCCTCCCAACGCCTTGGCGAGCGTGTCGCGCACGGCGTTATCGATGCGCGCGGCGAGATTATCCGTATGCACGAGCACCGTCGCGCCCTTCTCGTTCGCCCGCGGGCCCTCCGCCGTGTACGACGGCTGCCCCGCGTGAGTCGGCGCGGCCATGGAGTTGGCGCGGGCCGCGATCTTCTGTGCCTCCGACAAGGCGGCGCGAGCGCCCTCGTTGCGCCTGTACGCCTGGAATGCCGAATAATGCAGTTTCACCCGTTTCATGCACTATCCCTCCGCGTCGGTGACTTCGACCGTGAGGTTCCATGCAGTCGGCTTCATTCCGCCGTCCAATGGTCTCGGGTCTCCGATCACCTCGTAGTCATGTGAATTGATGCGCACACTCGCCCCGCGCAGACTCCGGTATGCGTAGCTGCGGGGGAAGAGGCAGGTGAATGCAACGGTCACGCCGTCAGGTCGAATCGAGTCGGTGGCGTTGCTCATCGCGCCTGGTGAGACGAGCACGTTGTCCACCGACTCGATATCGACCTTCGTGACTGGCGAGCCGCCGGGGTCGGTCTCGCCGGTCGGCGTGTATCGCATCACTTTCACGGTCTCGCCTCTCATGACGCCTCCCCGTTTGACAGGTCGATGCTGTAGAAGCGTTGGCCGGTGAGCCTGAGCGCCTTCTTCTGCCCTTTGGACAGGTAGAATTCGCCGCGAGGGTTCGCGAATGTCATGGACTGGGTGAAATTGCCCGCCGTGAGGCTGAGATTGCTGGCACCGGTGGTGTCGAAACCAGCGCCCTCGGTCTGCATGTCGGATGAGATCGCGTCCTTGGCGAGCTCGCAGGCGATGCGTTCAAGCGTCGCCTGCGATATGTTCCGCCAATCCGGGCATTGTTCGCGGAGGAACTGCGAGGCATCGGCCAGACGCTGATCCACATAATCGGGGTCGTCCGGCATCTGCTTCCAGCGTTTGGCCAATTCCAAATGCGTGGCAAATGGGTTTTCTTCCGTTTCATCGACCATGACGGCCTCCTTAATGTCAGAATGCGATGATGCCGAAGCCGCGTGCTGCGGCCAGCAGCATGTCCGCCTGCGCCCGTTCCGCGTCGGTGAGAGGATGCCACCGGGCTTCCAGATCCTCGTGAGGGGCGAACACGGTATTGTCAGTCATCGGACACCACCGTGGCGATGGACTTGTCAGCGACAGTCGCGGTCACCGTCTGGTCCGCGCCCTCCGGCAGGACACGTACCGTCACATTGGTTGTTTCGCCGGCTCGAACGGTGACGGTTTCAGGACTGGTCTCGATGGATTGGGGTGCCGGCGTCACACTTTTGGGGCTGCGATCACGAAGGCGGGGAAGCGCTTCGTCTTGTCGGGCTGCACGTCGTTGATGGGGTTGGCGATTTGGAAGCCGACGCGGAACACGACGCGCATGGCGACGCAGTCCTGCTGGGCGAGGTTCAGAATCACCTTGCCGTTATCGTCCGAGATAACCGACTGGTCAAGCAGCTTGTAGGTGATGTCCTGACGGATGCCGACCACGAAGTTCGACCAGTCCGCGCCGAGCAGCACGGCCTTGGTGGCATCCCACGCGCCGTTGTCTACCTCGTTGAGACCGAAGCCGTACAGGGTGGACGGGGCCCCCGAGGCGAGGGACGGCACGTAGATCGGGCTGCCGTTGGCGTTGCGCAGGCCGATAAGCTCCCAGTTCAGGCCCGGCTTGCTGGCGAAGCCGTTCATGGCGAAGCCCTGTTCGGCGAGCTTCTGACCCATGCTGGCAACGTCCTTGGCGAGGTCCTTGCCCTGGGTGAGCGTGTTGCCCGCCGTGATGGCCTGCGGGATGATGCCGTCCGGGAAGCTGGACGGCTTGTCCACGCCGAAAAGGGTCGCCTGGTCCAGCTTGTAGCCGAGCGCGGAAGTCAGACGCGGCATGACCTCCGGCCAGATTGGGATGCCGGAATCCGCGATGACGGCTTCGGGGATGGGCACGATGGCCGCAAGTTCCTCGGCCGTGATGCTCAGGCCCGACCATTTCATCTTCGTGGTCTGTTTCAGGCCGGTATCGCCGCCAACCCAGTAGGCGATCGGCTTGGAGTCAAGCACCGGCTGCGTGCGCGTGCGGGTGCTCATGCGAATCTGACGCATGCGGGTGAGGGACACACTCGACTTGGGGGCGTCCTGGATAATCTGGGTGGCGTATTCGGTGGGGATGAGTCCGCCGCCGAGGTCGCCGCTGGTGATGATGGAGTTCACGTTGGAAACCATCGTCATACCTTCTTTCTATGAGGTGGATTATTTGCGTTTCTGCTTGAGGAACTGATCTCGAAGCCAATCGCCGGGTGTGTCGGATGGTGCGGGAGGCTGGTTGGATTCGGAAGAGGCGTGCACCTTCGGCTTGGTCTTCTCGGCGATGTAGTCGGCGAGCGCCTTGCCGTTGGCTTGCATTTCTTCGAGGGTGGAGCCGTGGAGCAGTGCGATGGGCACGCCGGTTTCCTTGGAGACCTGCGTCTTCCATTCGTTCTGCTGTTTTTCCGCCTCGTAGGCGGCGTTCTTGGCTTCAAGCTCTTTGATGTGCTTGGCTGTCTTTTCGGCTTCGGACAGTTGGGCCCTCCTTGAGCTGTTGCAGTTCGTCGGCGGCTGTCTTGTTGTCCTTGGCGCGTTTCTCCCATTCGCGGGAATGGGCGACGGCCTCCTTGTATTTGGCCTCGTAGTCGATTTCGGGCGGCTTCGCTCCGTTCTCGGTCGATGCCGCCTGCTGGTTGCCGTTGGCCTCTTCGGTCATGGTTCCTCCTAGTGGGTTGGGCCCGTTTCGGGCATAAAAAACCACCCGTGCGGGTGGTTGGGGAAAATTCAGTGCGAACGGGACGGTCTGGGTACTCCATACCCGTCCTTGTAACGGTCGGGGTAGAGTCGGCGCATCACATAGGTGATCGTGTTCGGGTCGTTGGGATTGTCGGGATTGCCTTTTGTGGTGGCCTTTATCATCCGATAGGTGTCGTCGTCCAGGCCGCCGTTCTCGATGAGGCTGCGGGCGTGCATGTATTCCGAGTACATGCGGTCGGGGTCATAGCCCTCGATGTGAGCTTGGTCCCTGTCCCATTCGGGGACTATCTGGCAGTCGCAGTCGTCGTGGAACAGTCTGAACGAGCCTTTGGCGTATTTCGCGGTCTTCTCGCTGCGGTACACCCAGCCGCGCGAGCAGAGCATAGTGCAGAACGCGCACGTCTTCGCGCCTCTCGGCACGCGCGCGTACCGGGGTTCGGACGGGTCGTGCTCGCACAGGCGGGCGATGGTTTCGCGCCCCGAATACATGACCCAGCGTTGCATCGCGCCGACAAGATACGCCTGCATGGTCTGCGGGTCGGTCCACAGGTGGCCGGCCTGCCAGCGTATCGTCTTGTCGATGCCGTCGCCGGGAAACGAGTCGGACAGGTCGTACTCCCATGATTCGGGCACCGATTCGCCACGGACGCGCATATACCATTCGTAGGCGGCCTGTGCCGCGAGGTCGCCGTATTTGGCGACCAGTTGCGGCACGTAGTCGAGTAGCATGTCACGTTGCCATTCAGGACTGAGCTGTTGCAGCGTCCCCCACAGTTTCGCCAGATCGCGGCGCGCCAGTTCCACCGCTCTGGCTTGGCTGGCTTGCAGCTGGTCCAGTTGCCGGTTGTCCGTCATCCTTGTTGCCTCCGTTCACGAGGGAGTCAAGCACGCTGCGGGTCTCGGCCTTGCGCTTGTCGACCAACAGGCGTGTGATATCGGAATCCGTGTAGCCGAGCTTCTCCAACACCACGTCGGAGTTGGCGAGCCATGGAATGGCCGTCACCTGCTTCACGATGGCATCGGAGAGCGCGGCCTGCGATGGGCGTTCGGGGTCACGCCAGTTGACCTGCAAGCGGTCGAGCTCGTCGCTGTCCTCGCTGGTGCCGTTGAGGATGGCGATGTCCCTCGCGGCCTTGCGTAGCTGCACGCCGATGGCGCGGCAGGCGTTCTTCGCCTCGATGACAAGTTCGCTTTCCGCCGCCATGATCGCGTCGGACGAGGAAGGGCCGGAATCCGTCATGACGCCGAACTGGCTGAGCGGCACGCCGGTCGCGCCGCTCATGCGTGCCGCGAGGGCGCGAAGCATGTCGGTGTGCGGCTGCATGGTCATCTGCGTGAACTGGCCGATGGCGGGTGCCTGGCCGTCCTCGTTGAGGCTGATGTTGAGCATCCTTCGAGATGGTGGCTTCCCAGCCGGTCAGCTTCTTGCCGTTCTTGTCCTCGGGCGGCTCGTCCGCGCCGATGAGGTAGCGTTGCGGGCTCGAATAGAATTCGGCGCTTACCTCCATGCGCAGCATGGTGCGCACCGCCGTGTCGGTGATGCTCATGACCTCACGGCTGATGCGCGAGCGGCCAAAGGGGCGGTTCAGGTCCTGATGGTAGGGGATCAGGTACACAGGCACATGATCCATGTACGTGTTCCGGGGAGCGTCCGCATGATAGCGGCCTGATTGCGTGCGGCGTATACGAATCGTGTAGCCGGGCATGTAGAGCATGAGTTCGGAAGGCACGATGGTGTTCGCCTGCGCGTACTGTGAGCGGTCGATATCGGTTATCGACAACGCCGCCGACAGGCCGCGACGGGCGTAATCCCACAGGCCGGTCTCATAGAGCGCGCTGCGGAACGACACGGACACCTTCGAGCGCAGACCATCCTCGGGTTCCGCGCTGCGCACGTTCAGGAACGAGCATGAGTGAGTGAGCGCGCTGCGGATGGCCTGCGGCAATTCCACGTCGAAGTCGTTGTCTGAAAGAATCGAATCCAAACCCAACGGATCGCGGCTGTCGTCGCCGACTCCGACGAAACCATCGAACACGATGCGGTCGGCCAAAGCGTCCACCGATTTCTGCGGCCAGCCCACGACCTCGCTTATCCCCGCCATGCTGTCCGGCACGGCGATGGACAGATTCTTAAGCTCGTTGCGCCCGTCGTAGTATTTGGTGCGCAAAAGGTTACGTTCGAGCTTCTGGGACCATTGACGTATCATCAAATCCCACGGTTCTCGGCACTCGTCGGCAGATTATCGACCTGCACGTTTTCAAGACTGGGAATCTGCATCAGAATGCCACCGCCTTCGCTCTTCTTCCCGGATGACGTTTGGAAGTCTTGACGTTCCAATACGCGAGAGCCACCGCTTCCACGGGACTCACGTCGATGTTCTCCATGGACGGCTCGTAGCCGAACCCGTCGCCGATTTTCCTGTGCTTCGCATGACCCACCGCCTCGTCAAGCAGAGGCTGGCCGAAATGGGTAAGCCCATGGTCGTTCACGGCCTGTTCGAGCATCGAACAAGCGTCCGCCACGTCGGAAGGGCGCGGAACCACGATCACTCTTTTCGACACGCCCTTGTCGATGAGGCTGTTGACCAGGGTGGGGGCTCCCACGCGCCCGTCGATGATGATGCCGATGGCGTTGCGCCATCGTTCCGCACCGTTCTTCTCGGCGGTCAGCCAGTCGGCCAGCCAGCCGGTGCCGCCGCGCATGCTGCGCGAGGCGATGACCTCCACGTGCGGCAATTCACTCGACTTGCGGGGCGGGCGCACGCACGCCACGAGGGTGACGTTCGCGCCGTCCGCGCTGAACTTGACCGCATACGAGTTGTAGCCATCCATGCAGGGCTTGTCGGTCTTGCACTTGGCCCACTCGTCAACATCGATATCGGACAGCGCGCCGGCCTGATCGTTCCACCAGCCGAGACGTTCGCGGGCGAAACCGTCCGGCGTCATCTTCTCCGACTCGGAAACGACCACGCTTTTCAACAGGCGGGTGCCGAGCGATGGATTGTACCGGTACCAGCGTTGCTGGTCGTGCACGTCGCCGATCTCGGTCGCCGCCCATTCGAACCAGCACAGGTTCTTCGGCGGCTTGTCGCGATGCGCGTTGCGGCGCATGCGCGCGAACACCGTGCCCGGCGAAGTCGGCGGGGTCGGCGTGCCCGTGTAGATGGTCAACGGATTGCCCGAGGGTGCCGACGAGATGGCGGGCTGTATGGCCTCCATCTGCTCGTCGGTCAGCTCCTGCGCCTCGTCGCACACCAGCACGTCCACCGTGAAGCCACGGCCCGAACTCTTCGAACGGGCGATGAACTCAATGCTGCCACCGTTCTTCAACACGATGGCCTCCTGACCGTTCGTGGCCCGGATATAGGTGACCAACTCCGCCAGTTCGGGGAACTTGCGCGCGTTCTCGAAATAGTATTTCATACGCAGGAAATGCTTGCGGCAGGTCTTCACCTCATGCGCCGTATGCAGAATCTTCATGCCGAGGATCGCGGCAAGGTACAATTCCGTGAACTCGAGAATCGCGTTCTTGCCGTTCTGACGCGGCACCGCGCACCCGCAATCCGACGCCGCCCATTGCAGCTTCGAATCCGTGGCGAGCCAACCCTCAAGCACGATGCGCTGCCACTTGTCCGGCTTCATATCGTAGCCGGCGGCGAGCGCGCACGCCTCGCCTCCCTCGGACTGCACGTGCTTGGGAACCAGAGCGAAGCTAGGTTCCTGTACGCCTCTTCGTCTTGCCACCCTCGATCACCCTCAGCTTCCGTCGTTCGGCTATCTCATCGAGCGGCGTATGCCGCTCCTGCTTCTGGACTTCCGCCGGCATGATCTGGCTGCGTGCGGCTGGTGTGATGCCGTAATCCTGCAGTAGCTTGTTCAGTATGGGCACGCTGGCGAAATTGCCGGAACCCCAGATGTCCGCGTGGATCAGGGCGGCGTTCATGAGGTTGTCCCAGTCGGCCTCGGTCCACGAGTCCGCTCCGGGGGTGGAAGCCAAATGCTCCCACCATCGCACGGTAGCCTCCGGCCATTCGATGCCGTCAGGCAACTGTGGCTGCGTTATCGTGGTCTTGGCCAACTGGATCACCTCGAATCAATGTCTAGGAGCCGCTGGAGCGGCTAGCGCGAGCGGAACCGGCTGCACGAGAGAAATCAAACTCGCCCTGCACGTATCTCGGACGCATGACAATCACCTCCATCGGGAAATCAGGAGCCGGAGGAACGCGAGCCGCCGCGAGAAAAAGCGCTGCGGATACGACCGGCAACGTTACGCACCGCATTGCCGGCGCGCTGGAACAGGTTTCGCATAATCCACCTCCCTCCAAGCACGAAAATCGGACAGGAAAAAATCAGGAGCCGGAAGAGCGGGAAGCGGTTCTGCTATTGGCCCGTTTCATCGATAGGATTTTCTTCGCCCACGGTTTTCCCGCTTTTGCTGCGCGCTCAAGAGTTGGATCGTGGATGGCCCCGGATTCGACCAATTTGCGGTAATCGGCGAGTGCTTTTCTTTGACGTCGGGATTGTTCCTCGTCCTTAAGTGGATAGTAAAAGTTACCTCTTCGGTCAATGGTGAAATCTGGAGTGACCTTGATACCGCGTTCGGCGGCGTATTCACTGAAGGTCTGGGATTTACGCGCCATGAAAGTCTCTCTTCAATGGAAAAGCCGCCCCATAGGGACGGCTTGAACGAAAATATTGTTACCGGTTCACGATCCGCTCGATCGCGACGCGGAACGGGACGCACTCACACGCAGGGCGGATACACCGCCACCGGATGAACCGGAAGAGCGACGTCCATACCCCGTATAGCGGATATCGTTGGTGCTCGCGTAACGGACTCGCCTCATAACTCGCCTCCCAGCTTCCGAGCGACGGCCATGCCGTCCAGATACTTGTCGCCGAGCTTGCGAAGACCGTACTCGGCGAGGAAAGAGTCTTTATCGTCGCGCAAGGGGAATGCGATGGCGAACCAGTGTTCGGAATCGGTCGGATCGACAAGCTTTTCCGGGCTGCGAGCCGAAACCAGCGCCTTGTGCAGAGCGGAGAGCTCGGCGAGGCAATCCTTTTCCAGATCATCGGTGTACTTGACGCCGGCGAGCGGGTCGGGCGTCTTCTCCGCGAAACCGAGACCGCCGACGAACCCCACACCGGCACCGAACGCCACGGCAGACGACCTGGCCGGCTTGTACGGGGCAAGCCTGTCGGCGATGTCACGGTACGCATAGATCCGGTGTTCCTCGCCGAAACCAAAACGCTCACGCCACCGCGTCATCTCGGCGGGGGAGGGGAAGCACAGGCACAACCAGAATTCGGTGTCGGTCGCATCCACGAACCGCTTGCGCTCCGCACGGGCACGCTCGCGGTATTCCTTCGCGTTCTCGTCCAGATTCTCCGGCACCGGCTTCACACGCTTGCCCTTGGGTTTTCTCTTCGAAAAATCGAATTTGAAATCACCTGACATGATCCACCTCCAACAAAGGGAACCATTCAAGCAGCGTCGCGTAATCGTCCGGAGCCTTGTCCTTGAGAACCTTGGTGAACCTCTTATCGATGCCATCGAACGAACGCCCGAACCACGCATAATCACACGGCAGCTCGATATCATGCGATCTGATGCAGTCCAGCACCTCGCCCTTGAGCCAATCCCCGATAGGACTGACCTTCTTGAGATTGCGCCGCCAGTACCCGTACTGGACGAACGCGCCACGACGCTGAATCGAATCGGCGGCGCGCACGCCATCCGCGCACCACGTGCTCTTATCCAAGCCCACGTCGGCGCGGATGAAATCCCACATCTGCTCATACGACGGCTCAGGCAAACGCGCCGCCTCGATATAGCGCAACCGTTCGGGAGCCTGGAACACCGCATTGTTCAACCACCGGTACAGCGACGGGTGCGGATACCTTTTGATTCGGGTCTGGAACTTCTGCTCGAAATAATCCAGCTCCTCGTCCACGAACCTCAAACCGGGCACATAGTACAAATACGCGGGAACGACCTCGATGCCCATATCCCGCATCGCCAGCCACGCGGCTATGGAATCCTTGCCGCACGAAAACGCCAACAACACGGGCCTGCCATCAGCGGCCAGCTTCTCGCGCACCGCCAGACTCGTACCCTGATTGCGGATAACCGTGGTCACTTCGGCCACCTCCTTCCCGTCATGCGAATAAACCGCGAACGCGAATAAAACTCGACACCGGCACGCCGGAAACTCGACTCCGACGACTCCACGAACACATGCAACCCATGTCCACTGGACGAAACCTCCGCATAGATCGCATCCGGCAACAGCTCCAACGCCTTCGCGGGCGGACTGGTCAAATCAACATGGTCGAAATCCCAGCACGCAAGCCCATCGCCGAGCATGATGCCATAGCCGTCGCCGGCCTTCGAGCGCATGACCTCCGGGTATGACGCCCAGGTATCGGGATCAGTCGAACTGGCTGGTGACCCATCGCACATAATCGGACGCTTGCCATCGGCGCGCACCCAACGGCGCAATGCCTTGAGTTCCTGCGGTATCTGATGTTTGCGGCTCCACGCCTTGCGGCATCTGTCCGAGCAAAACAGTCTCGGACGCCTAGGGTTCGGTGTGGATTGAAAGAAATGGCCGCAATTCCTACATTGGTTGACCATAGCTATAACTATAGCATATATTCCAATGGGTTGCAACCATAATTTCGTGACATATCAAAACTGCGGAGAATCAAACGTAACAGCCTCGAAAACAAGCGAGGCAAAAGTGTCAAACCAGCTCCGAAACGGCTCGCACGGGCGCTCGCAGGCACCCCAACGGCCAAACGTACGATACTCCACGCGGATTGCGGGGGGACGGCGGCGCTAGGACCTGTGGGGAGCCTTGCATGGGAGGGGGAGGGTATGGCCCCCGGTTACCATTGGCGGCTGATTGGGATGGTGTTTTGTGGTTGTTTTTTTGTGTTTTGGTGG